GCTTCAGCAGACTTTGTTAGCTGTTGCTTTTCAAACACAAGTCCTCTGCTAATTTCTTCTTCTCTGCGTCTGCGATCAGGCTGATTGTTTAAGAATGCGTCAAATTCTTGATCTGCTCTTGGCGTTGGGGCTGATACTTCAGCACCGCCAAAGATATTGGGGAACTGTTTTTTCTTTGGGGTAGAATTATTACCCCCGTTTCCACCGCCGCCGCCATTACCACTGCCCATATCAAGTCTCCTTTAACTTAAACCAGCCAAGCTTGCCAGTTTCTGTCCGTAACCATATAGCTTTATTAAGTCCAGTTTCTTTTAATTCATATTTTAAATAACGAAATGATTTTGCTATATTACTCTTTCCGCCCAAACAAATAAAGTCCACAATCCAAACTGTATCCCCACCCCCACTAAAACCATCCACAGGAAATACATTTTCTATTAAGTATTTTTGTATCTGTCGCTCATTAGGAAAGCCCCAACTTGCATAACCTATAGGCTCAAAATCATCATCACAAAACACAATGTATTGGCCTAAACTCATAGGCGTATCAATGTACCGCCGTATCTCTTTATCACTCCACCAACTATGATATTTGCTATTTTCTACCAGTGCCAAAACGAACGGCTTTGACATTTCGTGCGTCATATCGAGAAAGGATTATATTCATTAACCGCGACTTGTTGCGGAGCTTTAGTAAAGCTTTGTTTATTCTCCAACCCAACAGCCAGATACCTAAACGCATCCGCAGCATGACTCGTAAAGTCATGGCGCGGGTGATCTCTAAAAGTCTTTTTACGGTCATCCCATTCCTGCCTATACTGACGTAACATCTCTACGCCTGTGTCACATTTATCTCTATCAAAGTGGCATTTAGGTAAAAGCATTCTTGCCGCGTTAATACCGTCAGCNACTTTCATCTTAGGAATAACTCTAAACCTAATACCCAAACTAAATGCTGTTTCCAGCCTACTCTTNCCGCTACCTANCTCGCGTACCTCAATGTCGTGAGGAGCCAAGTGATCCCCCCAGTGGTAATCTTTCTGCCGTAATATCTCAGCATAATGATCTAATCCAACACCGCTACTCTCATAGTAATCAATAACATTAACAGCACCGCTTCTAAATACTTGTGCAAACCATATGGCTGTTGAATCGTTTATACCCAGATCCCAAGCGGTATGCACAGGGTAAGCAGGATCATATGGTACTCTTGTAATACGTCCAGTATCATCAGCATCTGCGAGCAACTTTCCATAGTAAGCTCCTATAATAGCAGCCGTGAACGAACACTCATACTCCTGCTCATACTGCTCTGGCGTCATTTGCACCCGTGCAGCATCCAGTTCGGCTTCTTTAACTAGCTGGCTTTCACTGGCCTTTACAATCTTCCAGTACCACTGGTCAGAACCATTAGCCTCCTCAGACTTAGCTTGCTCTAAAAGATCAAAAAAATGATTATGCCCTGCTGGTGTACCTAGAAACACTGCGCCACCCTCTCTGTCGGATAGGGCTGGTCTAACAACTTCCCCCCATACTCTAGGGTTCTGCATACCAAATTCATCAAAGATACATAGATCTAAGTAAATACCACGCAAACTATCTGGGTTTTCTGCTGATAAGAGGGTTAGCCTAGCACCGTTAGGAAAATCCACCCGCAACTCAGTCTCATTAAACGTAGCACCTGGTATTACACCCGCATAGTATTTCACATAATCCCATGCAATCCGCTTGGCCTGTGTAAAAGTAGGGGCAACAAAAGCAACTCTAGGTCTTGGTAACTCACAAGTCAGAGCCTTCTTTATCAATTCATTAACAGCCCAGACAGTCTTACCAAAGCGTCTGTGCATAACTAACACATTCCATCGCTTTAAATGAGTGTGCATCTCAGCCTGTATAGGACGAGGCTTATAAGGTATTTGTACCTGTTTCACCCACTAACCTTTTTCATAGCCTTCTTATGGGAAGCGGTGAACGACATCCCAGCCCTCATGTCTTTTCTCATACTAGCCATGTGCTTTGCCGTGTGATGCTTGGCGTGACGCTTTAACGTATCAGTCTGACGCTTAGTAAGTGACTTCTTCTTCATATCAACTCTCCCAAACTATCCTAACAGTACCGTCACTAACCTCTACACCAGCACGGCTCTTATTATCACCAAACCTGTCAGATATTACCTTAGACGCCTTCCACCTAACATGACTAGCATAATCCCTTAATACATTAGGATCGTAATCCTTACGCCTGTGCAAAGCATCACTATACAACTCATCAAGCTCCTCTAACGCCTTCTCAGCACTCTGCCTCTGTGCAGTCCTAATTATACCCTCAAACTCGCTGTCCTTGCTCATCCTACTGTATAAAGCAGCCCTGCTAACACCAGCTAACTCACATGCCCTTACAAGGCTATGCCCGTCCATTACTAGCTCCTCAACGCTGTCTAGCTTCATCTTTGTAAGTCTAGCCAAAGTAACTCCTGTCTGTGTGCTGTATAGTACTATTTAACACATATATAGTGAGGCCGCGCTGTGCGGGGGCTATGGCCTCGCAAGCATCCCCCCGTCATGCCTGACCAGCAATATTGCACGGCTGGCAATCGCATTGCCGCGCAACCATTGTTCGCGTTGCGTGTGGATTGCTTAGTAAATACCAACCCGATACAACCACGCACAAACCTTGCCTATGCTATGCCATGCCTGTCTATATAGATATGCACGCAATACATACTTACCTAAATAGCATGAATAGTGTTGACAGTAAATATTGCAAGCATTGCATATTTCTTGTTGACACTATGCAAGCGTTGCTATATCAGGGGATATATCACTAGCAATCATATAAGGATTCTTAATTATGTTTACAGTAAAATTTGACAGTACCGAAGAATGGAATAACCCAATTATTGAAGCAAAGTGTGGGAATGCTCAAGAGGTCTTAAATCTTATTGGTAGCTTAAAGCAAGATTTTGGATATTCGGCGGATCAACATAATGACTGGTTTTTAATCACACGTTTATCAGACGGTAAAACCTGCCACCCCAAGGTTAAAGTAAACAAAGAACATATTCATAGCGCGTAACAACTTATTACAGGCAAGGCATAAGCTTTGCCTGTTTATCACTAGCAATTATGAGGACAAAACAATGTTTATTAATCATCCAAAAAGAGTCGCTCAATACAAGGCAATAACATTCACAGTGTTACTTGCTTGTTCAATCGGCATTGGGCTGGCTGGTTCATTCATCATGGCAACCATACACCATGCAGATATAGGTTTTTGGCTAGGGCTAGGCATAGTCTTTGTGGCTATATTTACCTTTTTCTGGTCAATGCTTGGATTAGTCTTTTCAGTCATTCAATACAACAACGCCTAACAATCACTAGCAAAGAGGGCAAACAAAATGAAACAACTAACTAAAACTCAAATGGCTGTCATGGCTGGTAAATCAGTCTATAGCAATCGCGTAAAATCCGTATCGGATGGAATGGCAAAGACTGAAAGAGTCATAAAGAAAAGCACAAATATAAAGCTTGGCAAGAAAGTGACACGCGGCAAGCTTAAAGGTTTCCCGATTTACACTGTCACATTGCAAGAGCGAGCGACATGTCCATCATCATGCATACATTGGCATGATTGCTATGGAAATAACATGATGTTTGCAATCCGTTATAATGCAGATAATCAATTACTTGCCATGATGGAAAGTGAATTAAAAGAATTACAAGCAAAGCATTCTAATGGCTTTCTTGTGCGATTGCATGTATTGGGCGACTTTTACAGTGTTGATTATGTGACTCAATGGGCTAAATGGCTTGGCATGTTTTCCGCGTTACATGTCTATGGTTATACCGCTAATCAATTTGACGCGATTGACAGTAAAGAACGCGCTATAGGGGAAGCTATCCTATCATTACGCTTGGCTTGTGGCATTCGCTTTGCTGTTAGGTTTTCTGGATCATATAACGATAATTTTGCGGCATTGTCACAAGATGATCAAAGAAGTGATCAATTGATAGCAGATAAAAAAGCTTTTCTTTGCCCTACTCAAATTAGCAAAGACACTGGCAAGCTTGCAAAGAAAGATGAAGAAACATTAGTGCCAGATTGTGGCGCGTGTGGCCTATGCTGGCAAGC